AATTTATTCCAATGTCTTTCATACAAATGGAGATTCGTAATGAACCAATTCATTGGTCCAATTTGAATGCCTAATTGTTCTGATACTCTTTCCATTAATTTAGCAAAACAATATTGATCATTTCCAAAGCCAAACCATAAATCAATTGATCGAGCAAAAATAGTTAATTCTAATTTATTATTTTTAATATAAAAATTAAGAATAACATTACATGGAGTGTCATACTTATACAGATCTAATTCATTTATATCATAATGAACTACTACTGCTCTTCTACTTTGGGGGTTTGTTTTTAACTCTTGTATTGCTCTGTCTAATTGATTGTTTTTATTCCAAAAGAATCCATAATTACTTACTACATTTGATGTGCCAGGAATCATCATTTGTTTCCATATTTTAGCCCTTTCTGCAATTTCACTTGCATCTCTATCTCCTGATTCATACCAAATATTTTCAAATTCTGCATAATCAACATTAAACTTTCTTTGTTGAGTTGTTATAACTTTATCAGTTGGATCTAGTAGAGTAAAGCTTATATTGAATATAGCTTTTGTATTTGCGAAATCTTCTCCATAAGTCATTACATGTTTATATAATTCTTCGAAAGCTATTGTTGCATTATTAAATTTCATACTTTTCTATTTTAATGAATTTTTTTAAGAAGTCTATTCCTGTCGTGTCTCTATACTCTTCCAAATATACAACTCTTTGGATTTCTGATTGCAGAATAAGTTTCGCGCAATCTAAACAAGGACTAAGAGTCAAGTAGAGTGTTCCTCCTTTTGTCGAGTGTCCTGTTTTTGCGGCCTTTAGAAGTGCATTTGATTCTCCGTGAATAACGTATGGCAGAGTTACATTACTATCGTCTTCACAACAATTTGGCATGCCTTTTGGTGTGCCGTTGTACCCAAAAGAAACTACGTTTCCATCTAACTCTATAACTGCACCAACTTTAGATCTATTACAGTGAGATAGTGTAGCAACTTCTTTCGCTATGTTCATGAAAACTCTGTCTAACTTGATTTGTTTAAGTGAGTCCTGTGCTTCCAAATCCGCCATCTCCTCTTTCTGATTGTCTTTTTGGTAATTCATTTACTACTTCTACGTTTTGGTAATTTACTGGTACTAATACAAATTGTACTAACTTCTGTCCTGGAATGATGTCTACTACTTTGTCTCCTGCATTCATCATGTGAATGTGAATCTCGCCTTCGTAATCTTCGTCTACTACGCAAGCTCCTACTATGAGTCCCTCTTTCGTAGCAATACCTGATTTATTGAAGGCTATAAGTGCATATCCTTCGGGCACTTGCGCTTTTACTCCAGCAGGAATCAGCACTGCTTTTCCAGGCCAAACTTTTGTGGCTTTGAAATCGTCTGGAACATAAAAATCCAAACCTGCACTTACTGACGTGCCTCTACTTGGAGCTTTTACTTTTCTTACTAACTTTATTTTCATCTTGTTTTGGTTTTAAATACTCGTTTAGAGATGCCATATACGCTACAGCATCGAGATAATTGTCTTCTTTGTAATTGTAAGAAGCTCTAGACAACTTAAGAGCCAACATGCAATTGTACATATCGAATGCAGTGATGTCTTTTCTAGAAAGCAGAGAAGCTATCTTTGCGGCTTGCTCCATGCCTTCTTCGAATGGACCGTACATACGCTCTTTCTCTTCGTTTCTTTCGAAGACAATTTTGTGTGCTTGTTGTAATATACTCATAATATTTTATTTTAAAAAGTGTCCAAGAAAACGTTTAAATTTTGCCATTTGAACGTCAAATACCATTTTTGCTACCCCTATTATTATTAGTACTAGGAATGCTGTTGCTATTATTTGTGCCATATTATTTTTTTACTACTTTGAATAATGCTTTTTCTATTTGATACCCATTGTTAATGAAATACTTTAAGCTATCTGTATTACAGTGAGCGTATATTGTTTTATCTGTTTCTTTGACCTTTGAATCACGATAGTTCCAAAGTAATTTATAGATGCCTTTACTACGGTGTGCTTCTTTTACAAACGCGTGACATAGGTAAACTACGGAATGGTGTTCTACATAGGATACTATTCCTACTAATTCAGTTTTTATAAAACACCCATAGTATGTAGCATGTTTATCTAATAGATCTGGTTTAATGGTTTTAAATTCAGATTCTACTTCGTCGTATGTAATTTTTTTAATTTCCACTATACGTTTAATGTTTTAGGATATTTATGCTTTATTGATTCATAGAACTCTGGTGAGTACTTCTTTGCAAGATTTAAAAAGTATTGCTGTTTATATACTTCATCTTCTGTAGTTTCATACTTAATTAGATCTCTTAATCGAGCAGCTCTTTCGTAACGCTCTACTTCTACACACCAATCTAATCTTTCCTGCATTATAGCTACATAAGCAGCGTGTAATTCTTTCTCTTCTTGTTTAAGTCGAGTCATATTATACGTTTAATGTTTTATAAATATAATCTATCTATTTCGAATAGCGAAGCACATCTTTCATGTCATTCCACTCTCTTTGAGAATCTATATCTTTTGGGTTTATTGTTGGTTTCGGTGTACTTTTTGCAACATTCCAAAACCAATCCCCAGGCTTTCCGTGTTGCTTCATTATTTCCCAACCCTTTGCGTCGTATGTGCTTATGCAGTCGAATGGAGGAATCGTTCTTGCGGGCTTTAAGAATGGTTTATCGTATGTGTAAAACCGAGCTGTTCCGAGCTCACCAGGTTGAATATTCCTTGCCACTGCTACAGCATTAAAGCTTGCGTTAGGCAGCGCAATCTGCAGCGTCCGGGACAGCACTCCTGTAGAAAATACCGACCACAAAGTGTCTATATTTTTGTCTGCTAAGCAATCGTGTATAATTCTCACGCCACCAGCTACTACCATTTCCGTTTTAAGTCCAAATTGAAGAAATTTTGCTCCTATAGCATCTGCAAAACGTTTAGCGTATATATTTGCGGTTGGCATCGCCGCTATTCTTACAAATATTGGAATAGCTCCCCTCTCTATAGCAAGCAATTGATGTTCACTTGCTTCTTTTGAAGATGGCATAAATAGGTATAGTTTCTTGTTGTACTTCTTTGCCAAATAGCAAAGAGACAGCGGCGCCATTCCTACACGTGGAGCTACATAAACAAGAGCGTCTTCTTGCACTTGAGAAATCATGAAGTCTGCAAACTTGGCTTTTGTTCCAGCTTCGTACTCTCCATCGTCAATCACTTTGAATCCTTCGATGTCTTTGACCGTGAAAGTGAAGTCGTGTTTGTAATCTGCAGTAAGATCCAAATAATATTGGAGATTTTTACCGTTTGCTAGATCAAGGTTCGATTGATCCGTTGCTTTGTTGAGGAACATATAGTAATTCGTTTAAGTATGGGTAATTTTTTGGACGGAGATGAACAGAGCTTTTCTGCTCTAGAATGTCTAGCATCTTTGTGCCGTCTTCGTCTATCCATTCTTCCGGCCACTTGATAACTTTGAGTCCGGATTCGTTGATAATTTTGTTGGCAACTTTTCTCAATCTCATTCTCTCTTCTCTGGTTCCGAAGAATGGTTGCTTCTTGTAAAGCCCTGTTCCAGGAATCTTTCTGCTTTCGTGTTCAACTGGTAACAACTCTACTAGAGTGCAATCAGTTAATTGCTTTGCGAAGTCAACATACTTTATAAATAAGTCAATAGTCGCAGCTATAGGATCTTCTTGTCTCATCAGATGGAATCTGTTATCAATATTCCCAAAATAGAGAGTGACTTCATCATACTTTTCGTTTATTTCTTCAGGAGTAGATCTTTTCAAGAATCCGTGTAGAGTTCTTCCAGGCGTAAAGTCTAGTGTGTACTTTGGTTTCCAAACCGATAAACCGTGAGAATCGGATATAACAGCTTGTCTGCTTTTCTTGCCGAAGTCCATAAATAAATTCACTAGGTTTCCAACAGGAAATTCAGCATTCTCGATCTTGATTCTCTTGTTGAATCCTTCGAAGTCGAACTCTTTATTAATGAACTTTACACCACCTTTGAAATCTGCCATTGCTTGCATCTTTTCGTAGTGTTCTTTTTGAGGTCCTCCCGGCACATTAAATGAACCTTCCATGAAATTTACTCCTTCGCAAACGAAGAGAGCATCGTAATCCTTCCAAGTGTGCGATTTGGGATTTACATCTATTTGATCTTGCGGGAAATAGTCTCGAATCATTCGAGTAGCAATCAATCCGTATGCGCCGCCTTGACTATTTAAGGTAGATCCTACGTTTCCCATGATGCTAACTAATGCGTATCTCGCCATAACTTTTTTGTTTATATGTAATATTAATAAATAGTTTTGATTTGTGGAAATTTATTTTCTAAGAGACATAAAAAAAGCACCGAAAAGGTGCTTTGAATTATTTTTAATTATGTAAACAATCTACATTCTGCCTAATAGCTTCATTAAATTAAATGGAGCTGTAAAACCTTTTTGTACTTCTGTTTCAAGACTATCCCAATCTTCAGAACTTAAATCTGTTGCAACAGGTTTTGAATAACCAGCACCCACTAAAAAATCAATTCTTTTTTTCGTGTCGAATTTATTCCAGTATGATTTAGCTGTATTAGTCATATCAGTTCCCGCCACAGTTACTTGTTTATTCTCATTCATGCTAAAATCGCCTTGAAATAATGGATCTCCGCTCTTTTGTGCAGCTCTAATATCTTCAAAAGTTTTAAGAACCATGCTGGTTATTTTCTTAGCCGTTATATCTGGATTACTATCTGCAATCTTATTTAAAGTCTTCATATTTTTTTCTAAGACTTGTAAATAGGATGAAGCTACAGATAAAGGACCAGATTTTACAGGAGGACCAATATATATTTTATCTGATGGAGTATAGCCTTCCTTTACACCACTTTCATTCATGCCAATTTTTTGCTTGGTTCTAATGTCGTTAAGTGTCTTAAGCACCATTTTGATTACAGATTTTGCACTTATGTCTGGATTAGAGTCAATTACTCTATCCAATTGTTTTAAAGCTTTCTCCATACTATATAAAGAATCTGAAGCCGCAGCTAAAGGTCCGGTTTTTGATGCTTTACCAATGTAAATTCTTTCATCTGGAGTATAGCCTTCCTTCAAAAGAGGATTGTTCTTTAAGAACTTTTGAAAATCAAATTGTCTCATGTTTTATTTTTATTTATACTAATAAATATGTAAAAAAAAAGAAAAGCGCCCGAAGGCGCCTTTTAATTTAGAACTGATTTATTTTACATTCCCATCATAGGATTCATTCCTCCATCATCAGCTTTCTTATCAGCCTTCTCAAAAACTACACTTTCAGTGCATAGAATAGTTCCAGCTACTGATGCAGCATTTTTTAATGCGGTTATAACTACTTTAGCTGGATCAATTAATCCAAATTCAAACGCATCTACTACAGTACCGCTTTTCGCATCGTACGTAGCATTTTTTAATTTAGACGTATGTACTTCATGTGCAACTGAGTACCACTTATCGTTTCCTGCATTGGCAAGAATCTTTTTAAATGGTTCTGAACACGCCATATCTACTATTCTCTGCCCAAGATCATTTGGATCTTCTTCTCCTCTAAATACATCATAGAGTACTATTCCTCCTCCTGGTACAATACCATCTAAAAGAGCTGCCTTAGTTGCCATAAGTGAGTCTTCAACTCGATCTTTTTTCTCTTTGATTTCGATATCAGAATCTCCACCAACCGAGATGATTGCAACTCCACCGATCAACTTACCAAGTCTCTCTTGTAATTTTTCTTTCTCGTAAAAAGAGGTTGCTTTCTCGATCTGCTCTTTTATTTCGTTGGAACGATTCGTGATAGAGATTTCGTCTCCCTTGCCATCAATGATGGTGGTTTGATCTTTGCTAACCGTAACCATTCTAGCTCTTCCCAAGAACTCGCCAAGTTGATTTGGTGCGATCTTGTCAAGCTTGTGTCCTTTGTCTTTTGAAAGTACTTGTCCGCCTGTAAGAATAGCAATGTCTTCCATAATAAGAGTTTTTCTCTCTCCAAAATCTGGTGCTTTTACCGCACATACTTGAACGATGCCTCTCATCTTGTTTACGATTAGAGTTGCCAACGCTTCGTCACCGATATCTTCAGCAACGATAAGTACTGGTTTGTTTTCAGAGTTTGCTTTGGTCAACACTTGCAACAACTCTTGCGCTGTAGAGATACGACCGTCGTACAAGAAGACGAATGGATCTTCCAATACCGCTTGCATCGTAGTGTTGTTGGTAGTAAAGTATGGAGATTTATAACCTCTGTCGAACTGCATACCTTCAACAACTTCTAATTGAGTTTCTCCGGTTTTAGACTCTTCGATAGTAACTACTCCTTCGCGGCCAACCTTTTCGATAGCAGTTGCAATAAGTTCTCCGATTTCTGGATCGTTATTACCAGAGATGGTGGCTACTTGTTTGATTTGCTCTTCTGTAGAGACATCAATTGCCATTGCTTTGATTTTCTTTACAGCTTTTTCAACTGCTGCGTCGATCTGCTTTTTAACAGCGACTGCGTTTACTCCTTGATGAATCAAGGTCAATCCTTCTTCAACCATTTTGGTTGCCAAGATTGTAGATGTTGTTGTACCGTCTCCAGCTTCGTTAGCAGATTTTACTGAAACGGCTTTAACAAGCTGTGCACCCATATCTTCAACTTCGTCTTCCAACTTGTGGAATGCTTTCGCCACGCTGACGCCGTCCTTTGAAATGCGTATTTCTCCTGTTTGTTCTTTGATAAGAACTGTACGACCTCCTGGTCCGAGCGTAGATGAAACTGATTGGTTCAACTTTTGGATACCGGTCAGCAACTTCTCTTTTAATTCTTTTCCTGATAAATTCTGTGTTGACATAATCTGTTTTTTAAATTATTTGTGATAAAATTTCTGTTTCTTTTGCGATGAAATAGTCTTCTCCATCGATGGTGATTTTCATTCCTCCCATTTTAGGAATCAAGACTTTCATTCCTGGTTTCAGTGCGCTCTCTACGCTTTCTCCTTTGTGCCAATTGTAAGTAGGACTTGTAGCTACTACTTCCGCCATTTCAGGGCGTTCTTTTCCCAAATCGGGGATGATGATATTGCCAAACGTTTCCTCTTGAGATTCGATTGGTTTTAGAATGACATTGCCATTCATTGCTTGTAATTTGCTCATATGCGTGTTTTGTTTTTAAATTGTTTCTGGTTCTAAATCTATTATAGCTTCGCAAAGATATACCAGATCTTCTTTTCTAAAGGCGATGTCTGCATCAGCCCATAATTTTAAGATTTCTACATCTTTGCAATAATCTGCGTGGATAACTCTCTTTACGATGAATAGAGAATCGTTGATTTTCAAAACTTCCTTGTTGAATAAACTCATAACTAATACAGTAGGCTAGGTTTTTTACTTGATTGTAATTTTTTTAGGCTCTTTAGATTCTGTGTAAGGAACGTCTATTACAAGTAGTCCCTTGTCCATTTCAGCTGCCAACTTATTCAAGTTGAATTTGCTAGCCACTTTCCATGCAAGATCGAAAGACCTTCTAGTGATGCCTCTTTGAATGTAATTTTTTTCTTCTTCTTGTTCTGTTTTTTCGTGGGAAACCCTTAGCGTATCACCGTCTACTGTGATGTCAAGATCTGATTTTTCAAGACCTACGACGGCGAGCTCAAATCGCAATCCTTTGTCTGTTTCGTAAATATCAACGGGATAGTTGATTTTTTGTTGGTGTGTGTTGAATGTTGATTGTCCATCGAAGAAATTCTTCCAGACAATGTCGAGTGGATCCATTGCCCATGCTCTGTTTAATAGTTGTGTCATTTTTTAGTTTTTTGTGCTCCCTCTAGGTGAGCGATTATTAATTGTTTTTCGTAACCAAGACCTACCGTATCTTGTTATTTATAAATAAATATACACAACTTTTGAATATTGAAGAAATTTATGTTTTTGGTGACATAAAAAAGCACCGAAAAGGTGCTTTCACTTACTTTCTATTTAATTTTATAACATCATATTGATCCAATCGACTATTTCTTCTACTTCAGGTCCTTCAAATCCGTATGATTTTACAGTGTCAATAGCATCTTGCATAGACATGTCTTGTAATTCTTCGTCTGTGTAGTTTTTCTTTAATTGCTTTAATATATATGATGCTACTTTTTCTGGTGAAGCTCCTGGTGGTGTTGTTATTTTGTCTTTTTTCGAACCATACTTCTTCAAAGCATCAGCGTAAGTCATTGCTTTATCATTTCCTATGCTTACTCTATCAGTTGGTTTCAATCCGTAGCTAGGGGATTGAATGTTAAAAGCGTTCGCATCTAGAAACCATGAGTCATTGTCTTTGGATACTCTAGCTTCTTGCAAAAGAGGATTATTTTTTAAATACTTGTTGTAGTCGAATGGTTTCATTATTTTTTTATTTATGAGTTTTGTGCTAATGCTACTAATTTGTTTGCGATGTCTTGTGCTTTTTGTCCTCTATGACCATACGCTTCTACGGTATCTAACGCGTCTTCGAAAGTCATATCTGCTATTTCCATCCAATCTCTTTCAGATAGAATATCGTCTAATATGTTTTGAGCTTCTTCATAAGCATCAGTGTCTGGTCCCATAAAGCTCTCTTTCAAAAGAGGGTTGTTTTTAGCTTCGTTTACTTTTGTGCCTGTCAATTTGCAACCAAATCCGTGATCGTCTAAAAAGTCATTTACACTTTTAATATATTCTGCACCAGATTTAGTTGGTTTCACCCTAATTGAAAACGCAGCACCATCTTTTTTGCCGTCTTTATCCAATGCTTTTAGTGTATTGTTGCCAAATGGTAGTTTTACCTTTTGATCTCCTTTACCTATTCCATTATTAAGAAATTTAATAGCATCTATCAATTCGTCTTGATCTGATCCTTTTAGTTTCAATTCAGTTGTGGCAGCTTCATTCATTGAAGTAGATCCTCCTTCGAGTGCTGCAATTACTTGTTCGAAGTCCGATCTTTTCCACTCTGGATAGTAATCTGATTTTATATCTGCGCTTTGGCCTTGAGCCATAGAATAGAAATCGTTTTTAGCCATTTTATTCCAAGTAAATGTATCTGATTGGAATTGCTTTATAGTTCTTGCAATCTCTTGAGGACTAGCTCCAGGACCTTCTTTGTACTCGTAAGAAAAACCGGATCCTTCTTCGTCATCGAATTCTTTCAAAAGAGGATTGTTCTTTAGGTACTTATTGTAGTCGAATGGTTTCATTTTTTTTTATCTTCTTCTTTTTAATTTTGCTATTAATTTCTCTTTACGAGCTTCTAGACGCATCAATTCTTTACTAAGTTCTGTTGTATCTTCCCCTTCATCGTCTAGGTACTCCAACTCTTCTTCTACTCTATAGATTTCCATATCGAGTTCTTCTAATTCTTCTTCTACTTCATCTTGATTTATATTATCTTTCTTTTTGTTAAGAAGTTTTTTCCAATAATTTTTATCGTATATTATAGGAGCTTCATCGGCACTTAAAAATGGGCTATCCATTCCAGCGAAAGTTAAACTTGCAAATGGAGCTCTTGATCCTTTACTTATTCCTAAGTGTATCTTGTCTCCTTCAGCATTTTTAAATCCTGCAAAAAATAATTCTTGTTTGGGATACGGACTTTTGGGTGTAGCAACTTGTTTAAATCCATAAGGAGATATTGCGCTCATCAATTTTTGAATTGCATTTAATTCACTTCGGTTTGATAAAGGATAAGCTGCTTCATCAATACTCTCTTTCAAAAGAGGATTGTTCTTTAGATATTGGTTGTAATCGAATGGTTTCATTTTTTTTTATTTATACTAATAAATATGTAAAAGTTTGCTTCTAGTGATTATGCATGTCCATCTCTCCAATTATTTGCAATCATTGGAATTGCTAATAATGGAATTTTTAACTTGGTAGTATTTTCCATTTTATCTTGGACTATTTGCGCAGCCTCTTCTATTTTAGTTTTTTCTACTTCGCAAATTATTTGATCGTGTACATTTGCACATACCCAACCTTTTATACCTCTTTTAGCAAATTCTCTATTGATTGCTATAGCCGCTCTATTTACTATTGATGCTGCGAGTCCTTGAATTTGTACGTTACAACTATTGTTAAGTCCATTCACATAATCTCTAGAAAGATTCAATATCTTTTCTTTACCGTATTCATACTCTAATTGTCTTTTAGTATTCCAATCAAGCATCGCATCTCCGAGTGCTTCATATATTTGTTTTACTTTAGGTAAATGCCTTATACGTCCGACTTGAGTCTTGATGTATCCATTCTCTTTTACAAATTTTCTAGAAGTTTCCATCCATTTTTTTAATTCAGGAAATCCATTCAGATAACCGTCTACGAGCTTTTGAGCTTCTTTGGTAGGAAGTTCTAGAGTTTTACCTAGAGCATAAGCAGACATTCCATAAGGAATACCCAAAGAATATGCTTTTGCTTTATTTCTAATTTTAGGTTCGTGTTTTCTTAAGAAGTTATCAGCCTTTTTATCAGGAGAATATTTATGTAGTTTTTCTGTTTGAATAGCGATCGTAGAATAGAAATCATAATTCTTTCTAAAAATATCCATCAATCCTTCGTCTCCAGAAACATGACTGAAAACACTTGGTTCTAATGACGCATAGTCATCATCTATAAATAAATTATGTTCGTCAGGAATAAAGAAAGCTCTAACCATGTTGTTGTACTTCAACACAATAGGATCATCATCACCTTCTTCTTTCACTTTTGGCAACTGCTGTGCATCTGATCCATATCTACCTGATATTGTTCCATGCTGCTTATATGAAAAGTAATATCTACCATCTTCTTCACCTTCCAAGAAACGATCTATATAAGTAGAGCTTATCTTGAGTAGTCTGTTATATATTTGAAGATTTTTAGCCCACTCATGATTTTCCATGATTGATTCGATAAAGTTATCATCAAATTGAGCTTTGCCTTTTGCAGTAGAAGAAAGAGGCTTGATGCCAAGTACTCCGAAAGCAATTTCACCTAAGTGATCTCTAGATTGAATGTTAAAAAACTTACCATCGTTGTCTTCTTTCCAAAGCTTAACACAGATTTTGATTATAGTTTCTTCTTCAAGAAGATCTTTGTCTCCGCTCAGCAAGAATTTCTTGGCGGCAGATTCTGCCAATCGAGAAACGTTTGCTTGAGTGATGCTGTACTTGCCAGACTTTTCAGACTTGGGAATATCAAGATTTAGTTCTTCTACTAGTCTTTGAGCAAACGTGCCTTTGTTGTTTGGAGGATACGTTTCAATTGCTTTGTAGATCACCCATTGCTGCACTCTTGAATCGGAAAGCAGAGACTTAATGATTGCATCGGCTTTGCTTTTCATCTCAACCTGAATGTCTTGTTTAGCTGTACGAATCAAATTCATATCTAGCTTTACGCCTTTCTCTTCCATCGGAATAGTAACTTCTCTGTAAAGAGGCATTACTTCGTCTTCGAAGAAAAACTTTTCAAGATCCTCGGCTTTGAGTACTTCCATAAAGTGGTGATATATTCTCAGAGTCAAATCTGTATCGGCAGCTGCATACTTGCTAAGTATTTCTATATCAGCTTTCCAAATTTCGTAGTTTTCTTTAGTGATCTGACCACCATTAGCTTTGATGGATTGTTTGAGTTCTATCTGCTCTTCGTTTGCTGCTGCTTCTACGTCAAGACAAATTTCTTTTTGAATTAGTTTTGCAATAGACTTTAGTCCGAAAGGACTACCAGAACCAAATCCAGCTCCTTCCTCTTTGACAGTGTGTACTAGCAAAACAGTATCTACGTGAAGACTTGGCACTAGATCTATGCCATAGAACGCTTTAACGAAGCGACAGTCAAAACTTGCATTGTGCATCACAAGCTTTTTGCCTATCAGCAAGTTAATAGATTTTCGAGCTATTTCGTGGCAGCTCTTGTCTTCGATGGAGTTATCGATCAACTCTCCATCTTTGAATATCATTGTTGGTAGATAGTAACCAGAGCCTGGTTTTGTACTTATACTGAATCCTATAATTTTACCTTTTCTTGGATTCAGACTGTTTGTCTCTGTATCGAATGCGATGAGATCGTTCGACTTGATTTCAGAGATCATGGCTTTTAACTTATCGACAGAGTCGACTAATACGTAACTTTTTTCTTGCATAACTATTTAATGTAATTGATTTATTTTTCTTTTTTCTCTTCGTCTTTCTTGTAAGGAAACATTTCGTTTAGTTTCTCTTTACGAGCTTCGCAACCGCAATCTTCTATCCCTAAAGCCTCAGTAACTGCTTTAACTGCTTTGTCTATTTTCAGTAGTTCTGTTAAGTAAGCTATAGTATCTCCTAATCCTTCAGGATCATGATTTTTTTTCTTCTTGGGCATCTGGATCTTTTTTAAGTTTTAGAATCTCGGCTGCAACGTTTATTGTAAGTAAGTGTATTTGCTTCCAAATACTGTCTATTTCAGACTTGTTTTTTTGTATAACTCTCCACTGATATATTTGAATCCCCATTAATACGAGTATCACGGCTAAATAAAAGTTTTCAGTGCTAATTGTGAATGTCATAACTGTGTGTTTAGATCAAATATAAATATTATTTGCTTAGGTTTTCAATTTATATTTCTCGTTGATCGTAGTATTTCCTTTTACGTGATTGGGATCATAGGGGCAATGGCGGCACTTGTTTCCACAACAAGTTCCACGTGATAAATGAAAATGAGCAGTGAGGACCATAAGCCCGGACTGCTCATCTGTATAATAATCTATGTGCTCTTTTATTTTACCGGACATTATTAGCAACTAATTTACACATTTGTATAAAGTGATCTTGCTCAAATGTATTTTTCATTCTATTGATATGTTGATGAACCCATTGAACATTGCCAATTATATAACCCTTAGAACTATCAATTCGATCTACTGATGCTGTAAATTTATCTTTTCCGCTTACCGGTAATGTTATATCCAATCCAGTGAGTTTACATTTACCATTTTGTTTTTGAAATAATTCCCAAAGATATTTTATATCTATATTAATGTCTACAGGATTTCTTTTATTATTTTTTCCATTATAGCCTTTACAAGATCTTAATACGTGAGAATTAAACCAATGTTGAGATATTCCTTCATATCCTTGAAAATATGGAGACTCTTTTCCAACTTTCGAATCATTTTCTTTTTTTAAACATCCGCATGATTTTTGGGGGTGATATGATCTATTTAAATGCTTAGTTGTAACATAACATATTTTTCCGCAATCACATAAACATTCCCAAACTTTTGTTCCATTTCTAGATTGATTCGTTAATTTTACAACTTTTAATCTTGAAAACTTTTTTCCTGTTAGATCTACTATTTTCATATTACTATTTTACAATAAATATTATGAATTTAAGAATAGAACACGTTCTTATTTACTATTTTATAGGACAATGTCCAGTTGCACACTCGTCTACTACCATTTCGTCTTCTTTTACTTCGATTGAAGTGATAGGTCTTGTTTTGTTTGCCATTTCTTCGTATTGCTCTTTCGTAATTGTCTCATAAGGAGCTTGATCGAATCCGTGACCATAATACAACAAGAAAGATACTGTTTTCATTTCGTGTCTAAAGTGTTCTTTCAAATAAGCCTTGATGTCTTCGATATCTTCTTTTTTGTAATATACTGTACAGCTTACAGAATTATCCGACCATTCAGCTTGCATCTTTCTAACCATATCCATTTGAGTTTTCCAATCGAAATCAGCCGCGACTGGCGTAGTTTCTGGAAGTTTGCAAGGAAACGATACTACCATAGTTGATTTATCCTCAGATCCGTCAAAGTTTCTTTGGTACTCAATTTGGAACCCGTGCTCTTTACATACCGCAATCAATGGAGATTGACTTGATATTCTTACTCTTCTGATGTAGTATGGTCCAGCAGGATTTGGATGCACTCCAGGAGTAACTCCAGCCAACAAGCTTAAAGTGCCACTAGGTTTAACTGTTGTCAATTTAATGCTTCTTGGGAATCCTTTTTGATCTGAATATTGATTATCGTATTCTCTTAACCAAACGTAAGCTTCTTTCAACCAGCTTCTTTGCTCTTCTGTTGCTTGTAATACACCAGTCATACCGATACCCATTCTCATGTTCTTGTTTACAATGGTTTCAGTTTCTTTAAGAGAGCAATGCAACGCTAAAGAGTGTTTACACATTCTGTATGCGAACATCAGAGATTCTTTTAATTGCTCGTAACTTTCTATGTTAGGAAGATAGACTTCTGCCAAGCAACACGTTTCAAAGTTAGCTAAAGATTGCTCAGCACAAGGATTGAATCCTTCTACGTCAGGATCGGGATACTGTGTCTCTCCTGTTCTGCCAACTGTTTTTGCTAATTCAAGATTAATTAGACCGTAAGGTTCGCCTTGATTATAGGTTTCCCAAAATTCAGCTGGTAAATCGTCTACATTTTCTGGGGATACGATTGAATTGTTACTCATAGATCTCCAGTTTGGAATAGATCCCATGTCCCATCTTTTTGCTTTCAAATATTCCAAATCATCGTAATCTCCTATAGCGATCTGAGCTGATCTGCGTACGTTTCCAGCTACTACTACGAAACCAATGATATTCATAATATCTAAGCAATCGATTGGTCTGAGCTTCTTGTGTGCTCTTGAATTGAGTATTTTGCTTATCTCGCTGATACCCCAACAAAGATCTTCTGGTCCAGATGCGGTTCCACCGAATCCTTTTATTAAAGCGCCTTTTGATCTGATGCAAATTGTTGAATAAGAAAATCCCTCTCCACCGTAAAAGTGAGCTTTAAGTACTCTTCCAAGTAATTTAACCCAACCTTCTCTAGAATCAGGAACAATAAAGTCTGCGTCTTTTGTATCTTTTCTTTCGATCTTGATCTTGCCTTTTAATTTAGGCAGTTGATAAACGTTGTGCTTTTGGATATTGTAACCAACTCCACTTCCCAACATCAACATTTCAAACGTCCATGTGAATGGTCTAATCGGACTGTTAACTACAGTGAATGCACAGTTTTGAAGTGATGGCAAACCCAACTTGTCTACGGTTTTTGTGCCTAATTGCCACATGAATCTACCAGCTGTAGAAAACTTTAATTGACTTCTCAAATCGAAGTATCTCTGCTTTTCGTCTTCTGTGAAACCGACTTTAAGTTGCTTCTCTGAAGCATCTATTTCTCTTTTAATCACATCGAAAAACTCCTCTGTTTTTGAATTGTGATCGTCTTCTTTTAATCTTCTTGCGTACGTTCTTTTAAATGTTATGTAACCTATTTCTCCCCAAGGCGTTTTCGTGTCTTTATTCATTTGTTTATATAGATTTTTGATATGACAATTCCATTTAGCCTACTATAAAGTCAATAGACTATTATTTCTCAAATTAATGAGATTTTTTGTTTTCAATAAAAATTGTAGAGATACTGCTAATTAAGCGCCTGTTATAGTTCCGCCTTTTTGAGCTCCCGGTTGTTGCTTGGTTTTACCAATCTTATTTATCGTAGCTGTATTGATCTTTGAGTATTGATTAGATCCTAAACTGTTTAGTTGAGCGATCTTATCGTTATACTTGTCAATACTGTCGTATGTTCTAAAGCTATCGCCTTTTGCAGCTTTTTTGAATAAATCAATTATAAAACTCATAGTGTTTAATTTATATCAATAAATATGCAGCTTTAAAATAAAAAGATTTTTATTATAAACCTAATTCAAAAAACTTGCTCTTTAAATAGCTTCTCTCATTATTGTTGAATCCGCTGTTTGCGAATCCATTATTTTGACTTCCTGTATCGAATGTTAATTGATCTTCAGCGATTTCATCTTTATCGATCTTTATAGATCCATTATGCGTATTGATCTGAGATCCGTACGTCATTCCATCTGCTCCGAATCTGTTTTTCATTATGTGTATACGACCTGTGCCATTTACTTTGTCTTGTCTTTTTCTCGATAACGACATTGCAAAATCAGCAATCATCATTTTATTGTAAGATCCAGCAGCTTTATCTCCTTCGATTACATCATCTTTAGCTCCAGCTCTGTTTACCTGAGATACTGTCCAAACTGGCATTTTGAGTTCTCTTGCCATGCCTTTGATCAAAGTGTATACGTCATCGATCTCTTCTTTTCTGTCTGCTGATCTTCTTTTAGAAGAAAGTAAATCTACGTAATCTATAATAACTATGTCTGGGATAAAGTCTAAATCTTTACATTTTTGAATATGGTTCTCTATAGATTGAGGAGTAGTTTTACCCATTGGAAACTCTTTAACTATCAACCTTCCTCCGAGTTTAGATACTGCATCTTCGATAGCTGGTCTATTTTTAGACAGATCTTGAAAATCAATTCCTGTAAATAGCGAATCGTATCTTTTAGCCGTATAATCTGCAGAAAGTTCTAAAGTGTAATGAGCTACGTTCTTGCCTTGTCTAACTGCTTCAGCGCCTAAATTAACCAGCATCCAAGATTTACCTCCACCTGGATTACCAAATATAATACCTAAATCACCTGCTCCAAGACCGCCCATTAGCAATTCATTAACATGATTCCATGGTGTAGCAACTGCAGCTCTATACTCTTCTCTATATCTATTCTCAACGTCTTTGTCATATTCGTGACCGAGGTTCTTGTCTTGACCAGCTTTTAGAGCTTGATCTACTAAGATTCTTATGTCTTCGTATTGTCCTTTACCTAAAAGATCTACAGATGTAAGCAGTGCTTTCTTTAATTGTTGGTTTCTACAGAAGTTGCTAAACTCTTGTTCTACATATTCTTGATCTTCATTAGAAGCTTTGTATGCCTCTTTAATTTGATCTACTACGCTTACTTTTAGCACTTCGTTGTCGATCTTCTTTACTTCAATTTGTAAATAGTCTAGGCTTGGTGTAGAATGGTACTTATAATAACACTTCAATATTTGAGAAACAATCCATTGAGAACTGGGATTATCGAACATCTCTGGTGATATTACATCGTTAATGGTTTGTAGAAATTCTTTGTGCTTTAATAAGCTGCTTAAAACCTTGATTTGAAACCCCGCTCCGTATGCGGTGAGTGTATTCAGAACTTTTTTCTCGTCTTGCTGCATAACTAATTTAATTTATTTTTATTTATAATGTTGAATTGTTTTAAAATTATTAAACAACCACGCTTGTATATTATTGATAGAATTTCCGAGATTGTCTTCGTTGTATAATTTTACAAATTCCAGGGAATCCATCTCTTTATTCGGATTAAGTATGAGATTATTTATTTCCTCAAGTGCTTCTTCTGGTATGTTGATCTCTTTCAGGTTCATTAACTGTTTATTAACGTGAAGTTGCTTCTCAAATGCCAATATTGCAGAATGTAGCTTTTTATTCTCTTTTCTACACTTTTCTAGCACCTCTTCTATGCTCACCTCGTCTTCGCCAGCAAGTTCGGGAAATAACTTAATCAATGTCTTAGCTCCTATGCCCTTGACGCCTGGGACGTTGTCTCCGCTGTCCCCAAGCAGTATTTTCTGCGTTAGGAAGTTTTGAGAAGTCACTCCGTACTCGTTTAGTACCATTTTCTGATCGTAGAACTTCTTTTTTGTTGGTGAAAATATAGTTACTCTTTCTGATACCAATTGCAAATAATCTCTATCTGAGGATGCAATCCACACTTTTCCGTCTAATGTTTGTGCTAAGTGACCTATTACGTCATCTGCTTCTATCTTATCTATAACTAACAAATCTATTGGCAACAGCTTGAGATACTCTACTAGTCTCACTAGTTGTGCCTTCATTGATTCAGACTCTTCTTCGTGATTTTCGTAGGCATCCCAATTTGTTACTCTTGTGTGGCCACGGTTTGCTTTATATTCTGGATATAGATACTTCTTGTTTGTAGAATTGCCATGTCCATCGAAAACTACTATTACTCTTGTTGGTTTAACAAGATTCATCATGTAAGATAATGATCTTAAGAACCCTGTCAATCCGCCGATTGGGTTTCCAGAGATATTTATGTGCCTGATTACGGCAAAACATCTTAAAAATGTGTTCAATCCATCTAGGATTAGAACTCTGCTGTTTACTGATAGATCTAACTTCTCATCTTTTAGAGAGTCAAAAATATCTTGGAAATCTTTTTTCATAATTTTTTAGTCTTCGTTATCAAATATTTCTGCTTTAACTGTAGAATCTTCTAATTCTTCAATTACTTCGAATGGTCCTGAACCAAGAACTTGACTCCATTCATCTGCGTGGGCTAATTTGTATTTATCCAAATCTTTTTTATCATCTTTGATGAATCCGTGTACTGTCATTAATACTTTTGTAACAGCAGTTACTCCTGTAACGTGATTCTTATCGCAGCTTATTTTTGTACGTTTTGCGAATTCAACATCTTTGCCGTTCTTTGTGGCTTTTATTTTATTAGTTCCTGATGACGATATATTTCCAAATGTAATAACTAAAGATGAATCAAAATACATTGTATTTCCCCCTTTATTGCATAATCTTGGTTGACCCATAATACTTTCAGGTTTTGCAACCCAAACTTTATTAATTGCCACCATAGTATTTGTATACTGTTGACTTTCTTTTCTAGAAAGAACAATTCTTTGATTTATAAAATTACCGAATTGTTGACTCATTGCGCCTGCCGCCCACTCATTATTCATGGTAGATTTCTCTACTGACATTCTACAAGGAATAGATCCTACTGAATCCCAAAAGAAACATATATCGTAAGGCAGATTGCCTCTCTTTTGTTCATCTAAAATATCTGCCATAAATGCACTAACGTCTTCGATGCACGTAAGTTTTTCTCTATCGATAAACAAAAAGAATCCATTGTAATCAGATACTACTCCGTCCGAATCTGCAACCTCATTAAATTGCAAACCCATCTGTCTCGCATGATCCCATGACCATTTCATTTCTGTGATAATAAAAACAGGCAGAATACCCATCTTTTGACAAGATACTGCTGCTTCTAATAGTGCTGTTGTTTTGCCCGTATCAGAGTGTCCACGTAATAGCGTTATATGTCCAATTGGAATACCTGGGATTTGTAGCGCTTCTTGAAAAGCAGTAGATACAGGAATCCATTTTTGATCTTTAAATTTAACTGATGTAGAGCTTAAATTTTTACTCTTTTTAAACTTATCCAAATTAAAATTGCCTTTGACGGCTTCAGATACAGTTTCATTCACTGTTTTTGTTGCTTTTGCCATAAACTTGTTTTATTTTTTACAATTATCGAAATGCCATTTTTTCATTATTCCGCCCTTGCCTTTTTTATTGCAATATGGACATTCAACTATTGGCATATTATTTTTAATCTCTCTTATTTTGTTTTTTGTTTCTTGAGAATGTTTTTTACCGTACATTGGATTATTTTCGCCTTTCATTCCATTTTTATACATTGGATTATTTTGCCCTTTCATATGATCTCTTTTTCCTCTCAAGGCTTTTTTATGTTCTTCAGTTTTTAGTCTACCTTTTAAACTATCACTTATTTTTTTTGCTACAGTTGGATTTTTGGTAGGATTATTTTCTCCAAATATTTTCCCAGTTCTTGTTGCACCTCCTGTTCCTATCTCTTCTATAATATTTGCCCAATTACTATTATTTACTACGTTAAATAATTTAGAATAATATAACCCCATATCTCTAAGATCTTTTGCATCAAAAGTTTCATGAATTACATAAGTTTGTACATCTTTGATAGTATACCCATATTTTTTAATTGTTCTTAACCATATTTTTCCTGATCCAATGTATTTATATGGATTTTGTTTAGTTTTTCCTAAATATAATAATCCATTAGGTAATTTTTTTACGTATATGTAATTTTTCTCCATTAATAAAAAAAGGCTCAAAAGAAGTAAAGGTCGCGGAATGACCGATACTCTATGAGCCTAATAAATTTATTGTAGATAGTTAATTCCGCTAACTTTCTATCTATAATAAATATACACACTCATCATTCTAAATCTTATAGATCAGAGAATAAATCATCGATTTTGTTATCGATGTTGGATTTTTGTGTGTTTAGAGAGTACTTCGCCGCTGAAGGAGCTGGTGTTTGCCAAGGCAAATCTCCAACATCTTCTTTCTCTTCTACAGAGTCAGCTTGTTGCTTGATCTCTTCCTCTGGGTGGAGGTGAGACAACAATGCAGCTTTCATTTCTTCGTAAGTAAAACGCTTAAACAAAGTTGTTGGATCGGGTTGAGTTTCCAACCACAATTTAACTTTGTCAGCATCTTCAGAAAGCGGAGTGATTTTGGTTCTTACACGAACTGTAGATGTGTTGTACATCAATCCAGTTGTTTCCTTTCCAGAAGTTTCGACTGTGATGTCTCTACCTTGAATTGGATCTGTGTAATCGCCTACGTCTTCGTCTTCTACTAGAGAAAGCAAATCCATATAGACTTGTTTACCAAATTCCCAAAGACGAACGCCTTTGTCTTCTTCGCCTCTTACGATAACAGGTACGAATACCCTTAATTTTGGTTCCAACTTTTTTGCAAGAGACCAATTGTCTTTTTCGCTAGATTTTCTTAAACCTTGAGCAAATTCGATAATTGGATCTTTTTCACCAAAGGTGCTTGGAGACACCATCATTTTGTTCCCGATTCCGTAGTGAATAAATACTTCCTTGAAAGGATTCTGTCTGTTGTAGGCAGAAGGAACGATTCTAATTGAATGCTTACCGACTGTGGGTTTCCAAATGGTTAGACTAAAGTCCTTCTTTTGGCCACCTCTTGGGTTTTGCAACGCGGATAAACGCGATTTGAGACTGTTTAAATCCATAACTTGATTGTTTTGTTTTAAATATATAACTGTTTCTTGAATAAAAAAAATTCAATTATACGGTGACAATTCTATTTATCAACGTATTTAATTTTCTTAAGTTGGAATCTTGTGTCAAAAGGACACTGTTTTGATAATCTTTCCAAGGTATTGGAAACGTAGGATCTAAAACTCCGTTGTTAATCGACTTGATCAATATATTCAACGCATTGATTGTGTAGAGCGTATTGCTTTCCTTTTTTCTGTGCAAAAGGATTGTATTTGGTAAAATTCTAGTTTGTTTTCCTTCTTCTGGTTCTATATTATACGTACACAGATATTCGTCTGATTCTGGTGATGATAAAACAAATATTTTGCCGTAAAGTATCTTGTACTCTCTGTTTATTTCTGCCAGCTTTTCTTCTATCTCTTCTTTTGCAGAAAAAGTACAAAATAATTTATTGCTCATGTCTAATTGGTGTAGATATATAATGTCTTCCATAACCTTTTGTCTTTTATAAATATGTAGTTTTTACTTAGAAAGAATAATCTTTCCCGTATTTGTGTTTAACAATCATATCTCCTTTTTGGAGTATGTTTTTTATGTCTATTAGTGTTTGCTTTTCGTCGTCTGCTGAGAAGTCAAATAAGAACGAATCGTAAGTGATCAATATCAATTTGGTCTTCTTGTTCTCTAAATACTTTGTAATCTCCTCTATCTTTTCAACATTCTCTTTCGTCTCCATGTTTTGAACTATGTAGTTGAATAGTTGCAGCTTGTTTAGCCCCTGTGTTTTCTTTATCGTCCTCCCTGTCGGCAAGACTACAGCTCCAAATGTATTGTATTTTTTCCATTCTGTTTCAATATAACTATTCAGTGAAGCGAAAAATGGAATATTTTTGTATTGCTCTTCGATTCCTCCGTACAGTTGTTTGAAAGTTGTCTCTTTTGATTTCTTATATTCTTCCTCTGATAAGACTTCCGTATTGAAATATTGTTTACCGAGAGCCACGTGAGGATGCTGATCTTTCCATTCGTATCCAGTTAGTTTTGCTATCAACCTCAAGTGATAGGAATCGAAATCAAACTCTACTAGAAGATCGTTTGTTGGAACGAAACACTGTCTGTGCTCTTTATCTTTTTGGATAGCCAAGAAATTAAATCCATTAAAAGCGTTTGTTGGTCTGCCAGTAACATTATATAAATTGTAAGATCCATAAATAAGTCCGTTTTTTATTGAGAATTGGTTTAAATTAGTTTTATACACTTTGTCAAATAATTCCTGATCTATCGCTATACCACTTTCTTCTATTCTTTTATAAGCATTCACTAGTCTGCCTTCCATTTCTATATCTGTCTCTAACTCCAAGAGGTGCTGGAGCTTATCCAGCAGACATTCGCACTTTTGATAGTGTTTACTTATGGGTATTATTTGGTTGAGATTGGGATCGTCTGGGTACTTCTGATAGAAATCCCTATGTAATACTGTGCTGCAATCAAACTCTTCGAACTTTCCTGATTGATTCATATTAACAAATTGTAAATCTATGCAATTGTCTATGTCTAAAAAGTAAGAGTGAAATTTCTTGTCAAGTACATATACTTTCTTGTGCTTGTTTATGAAATTTTGTATGCGATCCAATTGCAAGTGAAATCCTTCCGAGTGATTCACTACGAAGATATAACCTTTTTTAAAGTCGTTATAGTATATAAGGGAAAGAGAGCTTAATTTAGGATGGCTATTATCGTTGCTCGATATCACCTGAATGAAACAAGAATCGCTTGGCGACATTTGAGACAGCTGATCGATATGTTCTACAACAAAATACATAACCTTTTAATTTAGATCCAAAATAATCAATAACTATAACAATATGAAATCTATCTATTCTGTGGGTTTTGCAAACTTTGCGTATTCTCCACCGATAAATTCTATTATGCCTATGAATGTTTTGTTTGCTGTTTCTACCAATCTTCTATTCGTATCTATTATTCCCGCTCTAGTATCGTACTGAGAAATTCTTTTATTGTTCAAAGGACCTGTGAGTTTCCAAAATATGTCTTGTATAAGCCAATAAGACACATCATACGGAACGCTGCCATCTTTTATGCCCGCATATTCTGCGGGAGATATTTCGATAACGTATCCGGGAGTATTTGTTTTTTTGGTAAAATATCTAACTATATAGCCTTTAGTGTAATCAGATTCTATTGGAGTGGGGAAATATGAAGTGGGTTCTCCTCTAAATACAACGCCTGGTATGGCTATTGGATTTGCATAAACTAAATTATTAACTGTTGCTAGATTTTGTCTTAAATTCTGACTCATTGGAGTCGTGTTCATATATTCAGAATTAACAAATGTGGGGATTTTAGTTAACAATTCGTTTTTTCCATAGATAGGATTTTCACCCGTATAAAATTTTCCATCAAAATCCTCATAATATTTCCCCCTATAAGGTTTTCCATTAAGATAATATTCATTGCCTGTTGTTGATTTAGAAGGCTTTATTTTGGATTTTGGATAATATCTTATAGCCATATTTTATGCTTTATTTGATACGTGTACATGATTGTTATGCCCTGGAAAATCAAATGTTAATACCGCTTTAGGATTTCCGTTTTCTTTATTATATGCATAACCCATATCTACTAGAGCTTGAGTAAATTGTTTTATTTTTGCTACATTAGATGCATTTGGTCTCACTGAAATTCCATCAATTATTGCGATATCAACAGCTTGACCGTATGTGTGTCTAGACGGAGGATCATTATGGTGACCTGATACAGCTGTTGTTATAGAAATAGTAACTCCGACTTTGACAGCCGCGTCACTCACATCTTTTAATACATTCGGATTTATTTTATCAGATGCTGGATTTCCATATCCTATATTTGCGAATTTAATATTTGGATAAGTCGATGGAGTATCTGGGAAATTTGATGCTGGACTAGATTTGCTATAATCCGTATCAGTTGTATCCTCTTCAGGAGTTCCTATAAAATCTCCTTCCGCTAGATTTTTTGCAGTATTGAATCCAGTTCCAACAAAATCGTTGGGATCTTTCAAATATATCATATTGGCTTTCACAGTAGTTTCCCAAATATTTCCTTGCATGCTATTAGTTAAACCAATAACTACGAATCCTATTCTTTTATTTTCTGTTTTATTTTTTCTCAAAAAAGAATTGCTGTACGTATTCGGTAACAATTCCTCAGGCAGAGCAAATGAGTGTCCCATAGCGAATCCAGCTATTCCGTCTGTTTTAAATTCTACAGAAACTGGAATCATTGCTGAGGATCTGGTTCCCGAATGTTGAGACTTTCTTTTATTCATTCTCTCTATATAATAGTTGGTCGCAGAACCTATATCGTCTACCGAAGGACTATCTGTAGAAAAGCAACTTCTAATAAACGCATTAAACATCTTAGCAGAAGATTTATCTGCTTTATTGATGTCTGCCTTTTTTAATTGTTCTGCTTTTACTAATTCCGCATTAGCTTTTCCCATTATTTCTATAATCTCATTTTCTGTTTTGCCTTGATTTTTTAATTTGTCGTATTGATTTTCTAATTCTCCAGAAGAAGCTCCAGCAGTAAGAGTTTGAGGATTATATCTGTCTATAAAATTAACATTCATGTGACCAAAAGGACTGCCGTCTTTTCCTGCGTCTGATGTTTGGTTGGAATTAGATGATATCGCTATCATATTAGCCAATCTACTGCTTATTTCTGTATTGATCGATATAGATTTGGCTATAGAATCTACTCCAAAAAGAGGGAGAGTGTAGATATCTCCACCAGGTTGGTCTATTTTCGCTCTTAGATATGTTTTTTCGTTTGGATGAGGAGGACATACTTGATCGTCTGTAATATATAAACAATTTCCAGTATCAGAATACGCTATCCTGAAAAGATTTATATCGCCTAAACTTTTATTTAAATCATTTATTAACTGTTGTAAAAATGGTTTTAAATAAACAGCTTGAGATTCGTTATTTGATGCAAAATTTTTACACAGATTTAATATATAGTCTGTGTTCACTAAAGCATTCATTATTCGACCTCTATAAGCAGAACCCGCGTCCGGTGAAGGATCTTTAAAATTTGGTAATTGCGCTGATAAGAAATCATTTTGTTCTGGTAAAAACATAGGTTCTGCTGGATCGTCTTCTGTGCCTTCACCCACAAATGCTTGCCCATCGGTTGATTTTTTAATTATTCCTTTATCGAATAGCGTAAAATATTCATCGTTAGTGCTTCTCCACGGTATTATAAATTTAAGTGGATCGGTAGATAGTTGCATTGGTTCTGATAGGCATATATTTGTATCAGTATTAAAATCTATGTATAAAAGTGGAACTTGTTCTTTTGTAGCGACAGTTTCCCCTTTCTCAGAATCATATATCGTACACATGTGGTTTATGATCATTATTAGTAATCCTAATTTTATGTAAACAGGATAATTTACGTCTGTGCCACTTACAATACCACCGTTTATTTTATAAGGAACAGCCCACGCTTTAAATAGATCTTTAAAGTTAACTTGAGGAACGCCTAAATCATAATTAGAAGTTCCCATTAGATTGTGATTAAATCCGTAAGACGCGTAAGCGTACATTAACGATTGTCGATTTTGATCTTCTTCAATATTTTGATATTTAGAAGGAATAGTGTCTTTTCCTAGATCATCTACGATCTCGCTAAGTACTCCATTTGCAAATGCCTGAACTATAAAACTGTTTTTTCCTCCTCCTTTGTATAAATCGATTTCTTTTACTCTTAATCTTTTTTTCTCTAAAAATTCATTTAATCCGTATAGCTGAATAGATCTTATGAAATATTCTAATCCCGAATGGTATTTTTGAGCTTCCTCTTCTGTAACTGTTGCTACAGTTGGTTTTTTTTCAGGTTCTGCAGGAGGTGGAGGTGGAGTATTTTGCGCAGCAATACGTTTTTGATAATCGACAAATGCATTTTTTGTAGCTAAATCTGTTAATTCCAAATCAGAAATTATAGCGCTATCGTAAAATTTAAAAGTTATTGTTATTATTGTCTGTTTTCTTTTCGTTGGCGAGTCTCCTCCTGGAGTTGGAATGTCTCGATAGCCTGTACTTGCTCCGTTAAGATATGGTTCTTGTTCAGGTTCTCTACTATCTACAGCAAGACCAGCAGTAAATGTCACGCTAAAACAACTACCTTCGTCACTAAGAGGCGGACTATACGTTATTTTTTGTCCATTTTTAAATTGCGTTTCGATAACGGGCGTTGCTTGACCTCTATTTTTACTGTAGGTATTTATTTTTAATTCTTCCCAGTTAGTTAGATTACGTATTAATCCACCATTGACCCATTTCTGACTGATCTTATCCATTATATACAGATAGTATCCTGTTTTTACAAAATCGTCTTCTGGCAGTCCGTATCTTTTGTTAGCAGCTTTAGCAGCTTCTTGACTTACTGTACCATTCGGTATTTCAAAATCAATACTAAACGGATGTTTTTTTCCATCTTTTCCTTGGAAAAAATTTAATATATTAACATCATCATTAACTGCAGCAGAGTCATTAAATCGATAATTAATACCCTTTTGTCCTTCGCTGCCAAAAGATGTAAAACTTTTGCCATCACCATTCGTAGATATTATTTTAAGTGCATCAGAAATTACTCCGGCATTTATGGTGTAAGATTTATAATAATCTTTGTTTTGTTGAACGTCCTCATTAATACCCAATCCTATGTCTAACGGATATATTGAAGGTCCGGTTATAGGATCTCTTTGATCATAATCAGCGAATACAAAAGTTCCTGCTTTTTTGTTAGCGTTAGTGTACTTAGTGACTACTCCAATATCTAATCCTGATTGATATTTCGGATACTTAGACGCAAACCTCTCTTGGATCGTCGTATTTACAAATTTGGGTTTTTTGGCTTCTTCTGCGTCTAGCGCTGCTCTTTTCTTTTTTTCTTCTGCCGCTAAAGCATCAATTTTCTCTTGCTCTATTTTTTGCAGAGTTCCCATAAGTCTTTTTATAACATCGGCATTAAGAGAAGGTAAAACTTTGGTTTGATTGAGTTTGGTAGAATCTGCCAAAGCTCCCAAAGCTATTATTTTAACTGTACAATCGAAACCTCCTTCTTGGTTGTAACTAAAATTAAAATTAGTACACATTCCCAACATTCCGTCGTAATTGCCATTTGTCTTGTCTACATTTTGAGCTATTTGACGAAGGATTTTTTCTTTTTTTATGCCTTTTTCAAACGGATCTATTTGAACGTATTCTGACTTTTGTAATTTTTCATCGTTGTCGTAATAAACAGTGTGACCCCATTCCAAAAACATGGTGTATCCCAACTTAAAATAAAGAGCATCAATAATATCCAATTGATATTTGTCCCATACTTTAAAGTTTATAGTCGCCATTCTTATAGATCCCAATCGACCTTGAGTTTCTATACTAGCATCTGTTATACCTGGCATGGGTCTGTAACCGTATTTGTTGATTTCTGGTTCTCCCAAAGGACTATAGGCTGCATTTTGTCCTGATATTCCCGATCTTAGAGTATAAGCGTTATTGTTGTTTTCAGAAACTCCTCCAAACAACACAAATCTTTTTGCTAAATCGTCCGGTTGGCTTAGTTGTAAGGTTGGAAATCGTTCATTGAAATACTTTTGATCTTCGTTTATAACTTGAACTGAGGAGATCATTCTAATCCAAGAGGTTTTATTAGCTAAATAAACAATATCATCGTTATTTCTATTGTATCCCACATTCTTTTTAGATCTAATTTTTAATTGTTGACCAAGGGGACTAGGAATCGGCACTCCTAAAACGTTCGATATTTTATTACTCATTCCTCCTGCCATAACTATCTAATTGAATTTACTGAATTGTAATTGTTTATTGCGGCTTTTACGTCTGAAGGTATTCTTAATTGTCCTCCTATAGGTGGAACTAAAGAATCTCCTGATAACCCGTTAGCCGAAGCTATTATCCACCAAAGACTTGAATCTTTATATATGTCATTGGCTATAAGATCTAATCTATCTCCTAGAACAGTTATTATGTACGTATCGTCCTCAGAAAGGGGAATATCCGGATATATGTTATTGACATAGTATTCGTTTCCGAACTTATCTAATTGCTGTTCTTTTATATTTTGGTATCTATAAGGCATTTATTAAATTAGGATTTAGATTTTGAAGTGTTCCGGCCGCCGCTGAACTTCTTGCTTTTTTCTGTCTTATCAAATCTACTTGTTTTCCAGTATCTTGAGCAACTATTCTTTGCGGTAGTTTATTTAATATAGGTTTGAAGCTAGTTGATATATCTATATAGTGAGGCAATTGATTGCCTTCTTCTATTTCCCAAGGGCTAGATTGATCTATAGTTACATTAATATTTTCCAAAAATCCAGGAACTCTATACAGATAATCTCCTATAGTTAATTTGATTATGGGAGCTCTCATATAACCGTCTTTGGAATAATCAGGATATACTTGTGACATTAGGAAGTTTACTTTTTTGTATATAGCCTCCAATTCCTCTTCTGCTCCCACTGCGACTTTAAATCCGAAACTAATGCTTCTATCGAATCCTCCATAGGTATAGAAGCTTTCTCCTCTTCCCATGTACTTAAATCCGTTCCATTGTGCAGAATTTGAATCAGTAATTGCAGTTAGATACGCTCTAAAAAATATTGCATCAGATAATTTTGTATTATCGGTATGTATGCATTCAAATACAAATTTTATAATATCGTCTGTTTCTTTTTCTTTACCTTGCGTTGTCCATGGAGCGGTATCTGAAGCAAAAGTAAATACTGGTGATTTATTCATTTTATCTACTCTGCCACTACCATCAAAAAATCGTACATCTATTCTTTGATCTGTGTTTTTACCCCAATTGCTGCCTGATATTTTGCCTCCCGAATAATTTTTTATAGAATCTCTAAAGTCTCCATAACTATTAATAAGATATTCGTTTGTTTTTGTTACGGCTGAAGAACTCTGTTGCATGAGCATATCGTATGTAAATCCCAGAGTTGTCATTGTTGTAGGTCTCAACTCTGTTTTAAAGTTGATGGCTTCAGTCGTATCAGCGTCCTTAGATCTTCTAATGGTGGTGCTTCCTATGCCGTAAACTGATCCTGGACCTCCCAGGTATTGAAACAATATGTTTCTATTTAGAGATATTCCCAACTTATTTACCATAACGATATTTTCAACATCTCCTAAAGTAGACACTTGATTTGCAGTAGTTTTTGATTTCATTTTTAAAGAAGTCAAAATAAGAAGTCTGTTGTTTTCTAGAGCATCTTTATTTTCCATGGTTTTTTCCGCACCAACAACATCTTGATAAAATTTCTCTAGCGGATTATACGGCATAGCCCCTATTCTTGATATGTGAGTGCCTGTTCCTTGAACTCCAACTTGAGCTAGTAAATTTCTGCCGTTGTTAAATAGCTGATTATTTGGAATTAGACTGGGGATTGAATTTGTTCTTAGCGTATATATGGTATCGCCTGTTTGTATTTTAGGATTAGACAATTGTAGACCTTGTTGCTTCAATAGAAAAGATTGTCCTTTTGGATCGTCTTTTAAGAATCTTGAAATTCTCTGCTTATCAAAATCTGCAGAAGGCGTAAAAGTCTGATTGCCTAAATCGAATACTAGCGATCCTCCTCTCACTGGAAAATCTAAACCGGTTCTATTGGTTGAATAATATTTCCTAAAGTTATCGGAAACTCCGGTACTATCTATTGGAAATTGAACATACGGTAAACCTGAATTTCCCCCTCCTGGCATGTCTTTATCGAAAGGAAGATTTCTTTGCGTAAAGTTTCCAGGCCCACCGTAATAGTAGAAAAAATCTGGTTTATTATTTAGTAAATCTATTAATGGCATGGTTTAATGTTTTGCTGGGATAGGTGCGGCTATCGGTGATTGATCTGCTATTGTTGAATAATCCGATAATCTTTTTACTGTTTTCTTACCATCATCAGGATTTAGTGTTATATAAATACTATCTCCTCTACTCATTGATTTACCCGTATTTTCTAATTTTTGAGGTCCTGCGACTTTTGCTGATTCTGCTGCAAAATTAGTGGGTGATATTGAAGGAGCGCTAGGCATTGGTGGTGCGCTTGAAGATTTTCCTCCATTCATTGCTATTGCGGCTAATATACCCGCTACTACTGTAGCAGCAATAGGAATACCAAATGGTCCTAACATTGAAATAATTTTAGCTCCAGCTCCTACTCCATCAATAGCTGCTTTTGTACTTGATTTTGCTATTCCTTGAGTATCGAGTACTGCTCCTACTTCTTTTTGTGCATTAGTTGCGATTTGCGCGACTGTGGTAGCTCTTTTCAATAATAAATCTTCTTTTTGCAATAGTAATACCTCTTTTTCCAATACTACTTGTTGAGCTTTTTGTGAAGATAATATAAGAGAATACGTGATCATTCCAGCCATAACAGCAGCAACTCCTACGAGCGTGGCTTTTATATTTTCTGTATGAGAAAAGAATTCAGCGACATGAGAGACCATTTCCGCAAGACCCTGAGTCATTTTTCCGATTTGATCAGATATTCTTGTCATAGTCGCTTCCATTTGCTCTTGTGCTGTTGCGCTTTTTGCATCTTGCGCGGCTTTATCTCCTAGTGTAGCTGCAATTTGATCATAAGTCATATGTTGCGCAACTAGAGTATTGTATTGGGTTTGTAAAGATTTACCCGCATCGTCTCCAAGCAATTTAACCATTTCCTGCTTGTGATACATCTCGTCCATCTGCTCTTTAGAGAGACCAACTGCTTCTGCAAACGCTTGTTGTTGGAGTACATTCATTTTATTGTACTCGTTAGACGTCATCATCTTGCTATTCAACTCTTTCATCAAACCGTCTGTATCGTGATTAAGAGCCAATTCTCTGGCTTTAGATAGATTCAGATCTTTACCGGTAAGTAATTGAGCTTCAAACTCTTTTGATATGCTGGATTCGAAATCTAAAAGAGAGCTTCCTTGACTATTTATCGTATCGAGTGTTGTACCAAATTTGGTAGCAGTCATTACAGCAGCTGTCAATTGTTTGACGTTGCCTTTGAAATTATTTAAAACTGTTGTAGAAACTTTAGAAATGGCTTCTACGATTTGTTTTTCAGACATATTTAATTTAAGAGAAGCACCTATTGCTTTAGATGTGCCTACTACGTCTGAATATGTTTTTGTTAAAGATTTCCCCGCTTTGAGAGCTCCAAATTGCAAAAGCTGCATCGATTCTGCACTTACACCTAATCTCCTTTGTATTCCTGTAGTTGTGGTTAGAAATTCTTCGTTTTGAGGACCCATGAAACCCAACGTATCATTCATCTGTCCGTATGTATCAGCCAACTGTTTAGCAGTCATCGCTAATTGCCCATTGGCCATTGCCATGCTTTGGAAGTTATTTAGCATGGATTTACCTTCTGAAACTGAAACTCCCATTGCTTTTGCAACTTCAAACTGTTTGTCTTCGTATTGCAAAGATAAATGAACTAATTTAGTTAATCCTGCAAATAGCAAAGTAGTCATTCCTACTAAATCTCTCATCGCTAAGCCAGCAGTCTTAAAAGATTCTTTTAATCCTGTACCTAAAACTTTTAATTTGCTACCTTTATCTCTAGCCACTTCTTCCATTTTTTTGGAAATCTCATCCATTTGAAGTAATCCTCCCATTCCAACTTTATCTAATATAGTTGATAGGCCTTTCATTGTAGCGCCTGCTATACCCATTCTCTTTTCGACTTCTTTTTCTTCTTGTAATCTCTTACTAGTTAGATTTAATGCTTTGGCTAAATAATTATTTTCGTCTAATAATAATTCTCCTTTTTCATTTAATACTCCATTAATTTCATTAATTCTTTCTAACTCTTTTTTAGAGAGTTCATTATTTGTGCTTTTATTTTTAAGAATTTGACGTTCAAAATTCAGATTTGATGCGACTTTATTAAGTTTCTCTTGCATTGTAACAAGATCTTTTTTATTAAGTTGCATAATACCTTCTGAATCACTTCTAAGATCAGAGACTATGTCTTCTGTCGTTCTAAATGCTTTGTTTATATTTTTTACTTCTGTGCCTGTAGACACTAAATCATTCATAACGTTTCTCATCTGCTCTGCGAGATCCGTTACTTTCAAAGCAGATTCTGCGAATTGCTGCCTCCATTCGTTAAGAAGCACTTTTATAGCTTCTGAGTCTTTTTTTATTTTACTCAGATCAACGCCTTTAGCTAACTGCTGATTGAGTTTTTTTAATTCTTCAAAATCTTTTGAACTATCTGCCATTTACGACTGTTTCATATAAATATAAAATAAAATTATTTTTTCGAAGATTTTATTTTGGATACGAAATCTGGAAGGTTTACTTTAGGCAACTCTTTCATATTATTTATTGGATTGTTGGGATCTATCTTGTTTTTTCCAGTTGCTTTATCGTAATTGTCTTTCTCTTTTGTATAGAAATCGTTAATACTATTGTGCGTAAACTTTCTTAGCCAAATAGGCATATTATAAATAGTGTCCCAAGTATAACCACCTTTACCATGAAAAACTATTTCATGGATCTGATTAAATAATATTGGTCTATATGTCGAGCTGTGGATAAAAAAATGAAATCCCGATAGGGAGCGATACACCCTCCTCTGTGTATCCATCGGATCCAACAAATGTAAAAGTCATATCGATATCAGGAGTAATTGATTTAATATATTTTCTTAGAGCCATAGAATCGGATGCTAGCATTCCGTTATCGATAAAATCTCTAATTACTTTTTTATCTACGCTTCCATTTACAGATAAAATTTGTTGTTTTAGTCTGATAGTTACATCTGCAGATTGTTTGATTTTATTTAGAGCTTTTAATTCAGCTTCTATAATTTTATCATCTGCATGAGTTAACAATTTAAACGTAATTTCGTTACCAGAATTTGGTAGAACGTAAGACACTTCGTTTGCGTTATTAAAAATAGAGTAGTCAACTTCTTTCTCTTTCAATTGAGAAAGATCTACGGTTATTTGCTCTTCTACACCCGACTGAGGATGCTTCACTTTTACTTCGTAGTCTTTACCGTATCCTAAAATTCTGGCTGCTAATAAGATAGCATTCTTATCTCCTGCGATTAGATCGTTGTAGCTTATCTTGCTAACGATCATCGATTGAAATAGCTTATCGAAAACTATGCCTTGAGAGATGTAATTCTGGTTAGTAAGAATGTCTTCTTCTTTTGCGGTCATGTACTTCATTTCTATTTCTCCTGACGATAGTGGATTGTCTTTTGTGTAAATCAAACCTTTAGACGGTAACTTTACTATTTCTGTTGGTAGTGTAAAACCTTGTTGTGTCATAATCTTTGTTTTTTATTTATAAATATAAACAATTAAAGTTTCCTGCATAAAAAAACCTTTCAAGTGGAAGGCTATTTATTTATAATATACTTTATATCCATTAATCATTATTCCATGTTTATGTTTCATTCTATATATCATAGTAGATGTTTTAATTCCAACAATTTTACTTAATAGATGAGCGCTGCCTGCTTCTACTATTTTTCCATCTTCAGTTTCATATATAACGCATCCTTTAGATGCTCTAGACTCTGCTCCTACTTTTCCTAATTTTGATCTTGTTGCCGCTTCAGATATATTTTTTCTTTGTTCTTTTGTTGGAATCCAATTAGCTTTACAATTTATACCATTTTTATTGCCTTTCATTTTTTCACTCATCTCTTTTTTCCAATCTTCTTTTTTTTCTCTCTTCCAAAGAGGCATAAGTAGTTCTCTTGCTTCTGAATACTCTTGTTCTGTTAGCTTTCTTTTACCATCGTATGCCATTCTATGGAAAGCCCACAACATTTTTTGACCATATATTGGATGATATTTGAATTGTTCCGCAAGTATTTTATGAACTCTGTAGTGTTCTCTTGCAGTTAGTAGCACTTCTGTGCTTTTCTTATTAAATGATTGCGGGATTATGTGATGTGATTCGTAGTAGACGTCTTCACCTTTTTTGCGATTACTTAGTAGTGCTGTTCTAATAATTTTGAAATAAGTTGTGAGCATAAAAAAACCTCCTTTATTATAAATATCAGAGGTTTTAGTTCGTTATTAATTAAGTATGTAAATTTATTAATAATTAAGCATCAGTAGTTCAAAATGCAATAATCCATTCCGATTGACATTGTCAATTCAGTAGGATCAGAACTAGACCAATCGTAAGATCCGAAAGAAGCTTCCTTGATGAATGCGCCTTTGATGATCCACTCAGATACAACGTCACCAACTGGTCCGATAATCGATAAGTTTAAATCCTTCTTGTAGAAGTCAGAATAACCGTCTCTTCCTGTTACAGATTCGTGATGCAAACGCACCCATTCCATAACAGCTTGTTGGCCTGATGGAGAGATTGGATTGTAAAGAGCTAGACTCATGTCTTTCCACTCCGCTTTGCCTTTCAATTTACGATACACGTTCATGTGTTCTATTTTGATCTCGTTCAAGGTAACACCAGGAGCGTCGGCTTTTTTGATCATGTAAGAAGGAATACCGTCTACATACATGATGAACCTGTTATTGACTGTGGGTTCAAAAGCCGTAAACATTATCTCGTTGGGATCCAATACTGGCATGGTATTTATGATTTATTGTGTTTTATTAATTTTGTTATGTATGCTTTGCTTTTATTTAAATATCTAGCTAAAGCAGTTTGTGATTCAAATTCTTGTCTTTCGTAAACTACTTTTCTCCAGGCTTGTCTTCTTTACCAGCTACGGATTTTTGCATACCCTGTAGGTAGTCCGGTTGTTGTTGTCCAGCTTCGTATCCGATTTCGTCTTCGATACCTTCATCTTTCATAGATTTGCCTTTGGTCATAGCCTTAATCATTTTCTCTAAAGCATTTAATCTTTCTTCAACAGTTTTTTCTGTTTTTTCTCCTTCCATTTTTGGAGCTTTAGAAGATTTCATTCCTTCTATCTTTGGTTTAGATTCACCAGTCATTTTCTTTTCTTTAACTGCAGTAAATCCTGTGCCAAAGTTTTGCTTGGCTTCTTTCAAAGTCAATTGTTTCTTAACGCTCTCGTAAAGGTGAGCTGGTACTGCGATTCTGATTCTTGTATTGTCGTTCATTGTTGTTTATTTTCTATCGTTTAGTTATTATGATCCGAATGATGCTCCTGTTGGCAAGATGTTGAAATCTAATTGAATAAATTCAGCAGTTCTTGTTGGTTGTAAGTAGATAGATCCAACCAATTGATTTCTATCGATTACGTCAGGAGTATTGTTTGTTTCGTCCATTACAACTTGGAAAGCGTAAAGACCTTGCTTTTGTTGTACGAATTCCAAATAAGGATTAACTTGATTCAAGAATTTGTTACGAGTTATAGTTGTATTAGGTTCGAATACCAATTGGTTAGCAATTTGCTTGATGTATCTCTTAAGAGAGATCAACAATCTTCTAACGTTCACTCTGTCAAGAGCTGATGGTTTGTCTTGTAATGTTTTCTGACCATAAACAACCGTTCCAACTCCAGGGAATGTAGCGATAGGATTGACTTTTCCTGCGTACAAGAAGTTTCTATCGTTAACGCTTAGTCTTCTTTCTGGTTGTAACACTGTTGAAAGACCTCCTCTGTTAAGACCTGCTGGTGCAAACCATTCTGCAGAAATCTTATCGTTGTATTCGTATACAGCTGGAATTAGTGTAGAAGGCGGAACAAAGTTTAATTTGCCTGTTTCACGACTTCTAAGTTGTACCCAAGGCCAATAAGTTGCTGCGTAAGAGTTATCGTATGATTGCGCTTGCGTTTTTGCTTGAGTCATGCTTTGACCATATCCAACCGTATCTACTACAGCGATATTGTCTCCTCTTGTTTGAGCAAGAGATACTAAGCTATTTACAGCTGATGTTGCATTTACCATAGTTAAACCAGGAGCATATATCACATTGAAATCGTACATGTCTTGATTGCTTAACAAGCTTATTCCAACGTTATAACTTGTTGGGAATATACCTTGAATATTTGTTGAACTTACAGATACTGTTGAAGTGGTGTTAGGTATTGCTTCAAATAGATTCATAGGCGCTAATCCATAGCATCCCCATATAGCTCCTTGAGCTCCATCGAATCCTCCATTTACAGATCCAGATCCTAATAAAGGCATTGAAGCTGTGTATGCATTATTTATGTTTCCACTAGTATCAAAATAATTAGGTGTAGGCCTGTTAACAGATTTTACTCTAACGTATTTTGATTTGTTAGCGTAAGATCCGCTCAATTGTAGATAGCTATTCCCAAATTCGTCTGTTAGTATAGTTTGAGTTTGATCTCCTATTATGTACGCTATATAATTTGGTTGATTGGGATCCAAAGAAAGATTTGTCCAACTCTCTAATACTGTTTTGCTGTTTTCGTAATCGTCCCCTCTTCTGATGATTAAACTAAACTGACCTGAACCGGAATCTGTTGCTACTACTTCGTATCTTATATTTGATGAAGATCCTGAAGGGAGCAATCCAATCGTAGCTGATCCAGTGGCATTATTCATTACGTTACCATAAGAAAGTGTTTCTAAATCGAATACACTTGCATTTACAGGTTGAGTAGGAGTAGATAGAGTTGCTTTTAAAACAACAGTTGATCCAGCAGATCCTGTGGCTTGTCCGAAAGAAAGACCGGTATAAATTTTAATGCCTCCACCAACTCCTGTAGAAGATCCACTGATTATTATGTTTGTTCCATCTGAGGAAGCTGTTATAGGCAGATTTGCGCTTGCTACATATGTGTTAATAAACGATATTAAAGATCCCGACCATTGATTAGCTGTATAGCTGTTACCTGCATTTGGACTAAAATATCCGTAGCGAACCGTATCTGTATAATATGTATAGTTAAACCCAAATGCCGCTGGCATTAGATATGTGTATATGCTGTTATTAATAAAAGTAATTGGCATACCAGAAGCCGTAACAAACGATCCTGTAATATCTGCGATAGGAATTTTTGCGTTAGCAAATGTTCCAGCTACTGAAGCTATATTACAAGGAACAGAAGCACTAGCCGCTGTGTAAGATCCAGATACTACTCTAGTGACCAAAAGAGAGTCTCCCCCTTGTTCAAAGTAGTTTAATGCTGCCATACTCGTTAAGTATTCGTAACTAGTGCCTCCTGATACGAAAGCTGCTCCGAATACCGCTTTATATTGAGAATACGAAGTAACGTATGTTGGAATGTTTACTGGACCAGTAACAGTTGGACCCAATAGAGCTGCTCCTGCAGTTATTGGACCTTGAGTTATCTGACTCAAATCGTTTTCGTTTAAAAAAACGCCGGGTGATATTAATGTTTCAGCCATGTCTTTATTTTAATTTATTGTTTTGGATCTGATAATAAATATCGCCACTTTAGTCAAATCATCGATTGATTTCTCCAGTTTCGATATTTACTGTGATGTTGCCATATTTGTTTCTCAAATCTTCGAAAAGAGAAGATTCTTGTTTTTTTACTTCTGCAATTTTGAGTTTTTGCTGATCTATTTGGCTTTCTATAACTATTTTTTGGTAAGTTAGTTCTCCTAAAGCAGAAGCTATTTCTAAACTGTCTTGCTTAATTAATTCGATTCTTTTTAATTCGTCTTCTGTAATTTTTTCCATAACGTTGGGTTTTTGTAACTTGTTTTTACTTGAATAAATATATTGTATTTTTGATAATTATTTTATTGAGCTTTTTTGGCATCCATTTTTTTTGGACCTTTCTTTTTGTTATACTTTCTTTTTTTAGGCGGTTCTTTAAAAAAAGTCTCTTCTTTTTTAGTTGTTGAAGTCAAAATTTCAGGAGTTGGAGGAATCACACTAGTTGATTCAGGGATTGGTTTTGGAGAGAAACCAGTTGTTGATGGTTTTTTTGGATAGTATTTAGCAATTAATAAACTTACTAATACTATGGCAGTAAATGCGATAACAATTGACATATTAATTTGTTTTTGTTTATTTATAAATATATAGAAAATTTCTATATATTGAATAATTTTATTTACTTGTATACTATTATTTTTAAATTTTTAATTATTAAGTACTACTGTACATCATCAATATCCATTGAGTACCATTCGATATCCACTGATAACGAGTTCTTATATCTAAGCTAATATTTGCACTAAAAGATCCGTCTTTCATTTCCATATCTGAGCCGCAAGATATATTTATACCTCCTGAGTATCCAGCATCAAACCCCCTAGATATCGAATATACTCTATTTGGATATATAGAGGCTGGAGGTAATTCAACATTGTATCCTGCACTATCTGTATTTGCAAATCTAAATACGCCTATTCTTGGAGAACTATCTGCTATAACGTAGTTACCAGCGTTAATTAAATCAACATATATATAACTTAATTCAAGATTACCATTTAATCTAAAATCGCCATTTACAATTAAAGATCCTGTAACGGTTAAATTATTTGTATAATTTCCAGATCCTAATACATCTAAGTTATATTCAGGTAAAGAGTTGTTGATGCCAACTTTTGCGTTGCTAACTGCGATCGATGATTGAGTAACAGCATTTGAATAGGATCCGGTTGCGAATATAATTCCTCCCAAGTTTATAGAATCCTTTGTATTGTCTGGTAATGTTATATTTGTACCAATTATTATATTGTTCGATCCTATTCCACCTGAAAATAATTCATCTGCGCCAACGTTATAACCAATTAAAGTGGAAAATGCGGCATTCGCAGCATAATTACCAGAATATCGACCTAAAAAATTTGAGTTATTTACGCCTGAAGCCCCTTCTCCAGCATTAAATCCAATAAAATTTGAATATGCTGCATTACTTGCATTTCCACCAGCAAATTGACCAATAAAAACTGATCCTTGAGAACTATTAGCATTAAAACCAGATGATGGTCCAATAAAAATTGCTGAATTTGCATTTGCAGCGCTATTTCCAGCTGAATCTCCTATGAATATAGACGAACCCGCATTGGTGGCTGATAGTCCCGCGTTTAATCCTATATGCACACACTTAGATGAATTTACAGATGAATTTCCAGCATTTTGTCCAATATATATGCTACTAGTAGTACTCGCGGCTATTCCAGAGGGATTCGATGAATATACAGATCTTAATGAACTTCCTGTTATTGTAAAAGGATAGGATGAAGTAATAGCGTTTGTAGCATTAGTAGCCCAACTAGAAGTTCCAAATAGAGAACCCGTATGAGTTCCTGTAAATGATCCACTAAATGATCCTGTATTACTTAAAAATGTATCTACACGTTGTGCGGTTACTATTAGAGATGGAGTTCTAGGATGGGTTGGGGAGACACCCGCTGGTATTGTTTCTAATGTAATTACATTAGCTGTTTCAGCATGCCATAATAATTGAATAAAATCTCCAGCTGCTAATTGTAAGAAAAAGTTCCAAGCTGCTATAGTTTCTCCAGGATTTC